CAAAAAATGTGGTCCAAGAAAGAATCTTCTACCTTAAATACTGATTATGTAGAGTATATTTGTTCAAGATTGAACGTTTCTACTAAGCGTGGTACAGAAATTTATAAATTACTTGGCTCGGAAGTTATTGAAGCCGAACTGAGAAAACATGGTGGAAAAAATAATAATGAAAGAACAAAAACCTAGTATCGGAGTAGAAATTTTACTTGATAAACCAGATTCATTTTTGTTAATTAAAGAAACACTAACTAGAATAGGTATACCTTCTAAAAAGAATAAAACTTTATTTCAGACATGTCATATTCTACATAAACAGGGTCACTATTCGATAGTACATTTTAAAGAATTATTTTTGCTTGATGGAAAAGAGGCAGATATATCGGAAGATGATTATAGACGTAGAAATACAATTACAAAATTTTTAGATCAATGGAAGTTGTGTTCTATATTAAATAGATCTGATATTGAGTTTTTGACGGAAGCATCCGAAATTAAGATTATTCCGTTTAAAGAGAAAAAAGAATGGTCACTTATTGCAAAATATACACTAGGTAACCGACCAAAGAATTTACAGCAATAATGCTGTGAATCCATAGATGCCTTAGGGGTCTGTGGTAATAAAACTAAACTTGCTTAAGGAGTTTAAAATGGCTTATATTAATCCCGACGTTCTCAACAATCTTTATAAAGATTTTATTGGTGCTAGCAGACTTGCTGACCAACTGAATTATTTTTATGAAGGTAAGAGTTCAGCATCCGGCTCACAAACATTCCCTCCGTATAATATCATTGAGGTGGAGCCTGATCAATTTATGATTCAGCTTGCTGTTGCTGGGTATGATAAATCTGACATCACAATTGAGGTGAAAGATAATCAACTTATTGTGTCAGGTAAGAAAGATGATAAACGAGATGCGCGCGCCAACAAAAAATGGATTTGGAATGGCATTGCCTCTCGTAATTTTGAACGCAAATTCATGCTTTCAGAGAACATTGTGATCGGTTCTGCTGATTATACTAATGGAATTTTGTCTATTAGTATGGAACGAATTGTTCCAGAAGAACGGAAACCAAAGATGATTGCTATTAGGTAATCTCATTAAATATTGGGTAACTTAATGTGTGCCCAATATGGAAAAGAAACCTAAAAATAATCAAGATAAAATCCAAGAACTTATTAAATCTAAGAAATTTCTTATAAACAATAGGTTCTTGGTTAAATTATCTATGGTGGATACTGGTGTCACAGAGAAAACATTTCTTGTTGTGATACAGGATCTTCTTGAACAAAATTTTAAAATGGTTTTTCATACAGATGAAGAAGAAGTGAACAAATTAATAAAGATGTTATATCTTTTGTAACCAAAGAAAGTAAATATTATGAGCATTATTGACACAAACCAAATCGTCATGCCAAATGATCCAGTCGTTTTGAAAGCAATTAAGGATGCTATGCAAGAGGCATCTGCTGCATACACTCGCATCGAAGGCGAACGTGATTTTCTTAAAGAGCTTTTTGCTAATCTTGCTGAAGGTTCTGAACTCCCAGCTAAATATCTGAAGAAAATGTCGCGGATTTATCATGCGCAGAATTTGGATGCAGTTTCAATCGACCAAGAAAACATCGTTGAATTGTACCAAAAAGTATTCCCAACCGAATAAATGAAAATTATGAATGAAGTAAATTTTAATGTTGAAAAAAATGACGGTGGATTCGTTGTCTATGTTGCTAATGTAGATGGATCCACCCGGAAAATTGTGCGAAAACTTTCTGAAGTTATTGCTCTGCTAAAAACCACATTGGCAGATAAAGTAGAAGAATAACTACTTGATAAAACAAGAATGGCTTCGCGAAGCCATTTTTAGTTTACAAAGCATTCTATTGTGATAGAATTAATTATTAATACGTGAAAATATATGGCCTTAATTTATACATCAGTCGAACAAAGATTTAATAAGATTTACTTCCGTGGATATAAAGACGGAAAACGTGTGCAAACTGCAGATGCGCAGCATAAACCAACTCTATATGTTCCCGGTCAATCAACCGAATACAAATCTCTGTTTGGTGAAAGTTTAACCGAGATTCAATTTAGTGACATTCGAGAAGCCCGAGATTATGTAAAATCTTATTCTGATGTTATGAAAATTCACGGCAATGACCGATATGAATATGACTTTATACATCGGAATTTCAGAGGTGAACTTAATGTAGAATTATCAGCTCTTTCACTTCTATATTTGGATATTGAAACGACTACGGGTCATGGGGCAATTGACACTAGAAACGCTCCAGAGACTGTTCTTCTTATCTCATGTTATTCCAATAAGCAGGCAAAAATGGTGACGTTTGGCATCGAACCAAGCAATGCCAAGGGTACTGAGTACATTCAATGTACAGATGAAAAGGATTTACTGCTTAAATGGATTAATTATTGCATTGAAGTTGATTTTGACATTATGTCTGGTTGGAATGTCGTTCAGTTTGATATGGCATATTTGGGTTCTCGAATCATCAAACTGCTTGGTCAACGAGCACTTGATCGTCTGAGTCCGTTTGGTCACGTAGATGCTAAATTGGAAACAATTATGGACCGTGAATATCTTAGATATGAAATTTCTGGTCGTACGGTACTTGACATGTTGGATCTTTACAAGAAGTTCAGATTCATTAATCGTCCAAGTTATAAACTTGGCTATATTGGCCAGGTTGAAATTGGTGAAAGTAAAACCGAGAACAAATACAAGTCGTTCAAAGAACATTATGAACTTGGTTGGAATGACACGGCCGAAGGCCCTGATGGTTTTGTTTCTTATAATATTCAGGACGTAAATCTTCTTGTTAAACTTGAGGACAAACTTGGCCTAATTTATTTGGCTGTAACTCTGGCATATTTGACTAAAGTAAATTACTCGGATGTTTATTCACCTGTGAAAACTTGGGAATCATATATTCTTTCTACTCTATATGAGGAAAATGTATTCTGTCCAATAAAAAAGCATCATTCGTCTGATCACCAAATTGTTGGAGGTTTTGTGAAAGATGTTGTTCCAGGCTTGTATAAGTGGACCGGTGTATTGGATGCTACATCACTATATCCAAGTTTTATTATGTCACTGAATATGTCGCCAGAAACTATTGTTGACATGGTGGATGGAATTTCTATTGATACACTTCTCAACACAGATATTAGTAATGAATCTGATTATGCTCTTGCTGCTAATGGTTCTCGTTATCGAAGAGATATTCGGGGTGTGATGCCACGGCTTACTGAATCTATGTTCGGTAAACGCAAGGCAGCAAAGGATGAAATGCTACGTTTGAAACGTGAATATGAAAAAGTTCATACAGAAATGGTTAAAAGAGGTTTAGCGTAATAGTCATATTATTTTACATTCAACATCTTTTGGTTTAAAATAGTCCTAATAGAGGTAATAAATTATGAATAGTAATTCTAGCGAGTTTTCATCATTGACTGATGAGCAGTTAATGCAGTTAGCTCATAAACTAAAATCCGATTCAGCTAGATTCGGGGTTCTTCAGTTAGCAATTAAAGTGTAAACAACTGCACCTTTATGTGGCGACACATAAAGCAAACCATGTGAATTCGGTGAAACTCCAGAACGGACAATACCGAGCCAAGCCCAGCAATGGGAAGGTGTAACGACTATTCCGAAAGGAAGTACAGACAAGTGTCTGGAAGTGCATGGCATCTCTATGAGATGATGAGATAGTCTGATCTATATGGGAACATATAGCTGGGTCTTCCCGGAGTTAGAATAACAAACTAATTCGAACACATATGCGTTAAACAGCCTCTTTGGTGCTATGGCCAATAAATATTTTCTATTCTTTGATAATCGAATTGCAGAAGGTATTACGACCACCGGCCAATATGCAATTCAAGCAGTATCACGAACAGCAAATGCTTACATGTCTAAAATCTGTAAGAAGGAAATGGATTATGTTGTCTATAATGATACCGATAGTTGCGTCGGGTCTAGTCTTGTCTATGTAAACGACAAACAGATCCCAATCGAAAAATTATATGATATGTTTTCAGATTATACTAAATATGATCCAGAAAATCAAAATTTTGTTAAACCTACTGTTGGCATTACTACGAAATCATTCAATACAGAAAAAGAACAAATAGAAACAAAACAAATAAAATATGTTATGAAACATAAGGTTAAAAAAGAAATGTTTCGTATTACTTCGGAAGATGGAAATTCCGTTGTAGTTACAGGTGATCACTCAGTTATCGTTCGTAGAAATAATGCTTATACTTCTATTAAACCAAAATATATAGTTGAAGATGACATTATAATTACGGCGCAATTAAAATAAAAACTTTACAAAATGGTGAGAATCTGATTATAAGAAAGATAAACTTTCTACAATTTTAAAATGTACGGACAAAATAAATGAATTATATAACAGGAAAATGCAAAGTTGAATCTCTTGGTATTCAAGAATTAGATGTATATGATATTGAAGTAGAAGACAATCATAATTTCTTTGCAAATAATATTCTGATCCACAATTCTCTCTGTGTCTGTTTTGATAATCTAGTTAAACTTTCACCTAAGAAAATGGACGACAATGCCTCAGCCGATTATATTCTTAAATTTATTAAGGATTTCCTTGGTAAGGAATTAAACAAATCTACTGAGGCTATATCGGCTCGGCTAAATTTTTATGAAAACAAACTTTACTTCAAACCAGAAGCTATTTCTTCAACTACTGTGGTTCTCGCCAAAAAGAGAAACTGTCAGAAAGTCATTGATAATGAAGGTGTTAGATATGCAGAACCAGAATACAAAATTACTGGTATTGAAACTAACAGATCATCAACACCAGACTTAGTTCGTGAATGGCTTACTAAGGCAATTCAGATTATTTTAGATACAACCGACCGAGATACTCTGTTAGCATATGTAGATGAATGTCACAAAAACTTCCATTCATATTCTGTAGAGGAAATTTCATTCCCCCGTGGTGTGAATAATATGAAAGAATATTCCGATGTAAATGCAATTTATGCAAAGGGTTGTCCAATTGCAGTCCGAGCTGCTCTTTTATATAACAACCAGATCACAAAGTTGAATCTGACAAATAAGTATGAATTAATTAAAGAGGGTGACAAAATCAAATATGTAGCACTCATCGAACCCAATACACTTCGGGAAAATATTATCGGATTCACGGACAAACTACCAGAAGAGTTTAATCTTCATCGGTACGTTGATTATGAGACTCAATTTTCCAAGGCTTTTTTAGATCCATTAGTAAAAATAATGGATGCTCTGAACTGGAAGTTAGAGGAAGAGAACAGCTTAGATTCATTCTTTTGATTAAGGAATATGATATGAATATAGTTTTATGACTCAAACACAAAAAATTCTCTTCATGGAAGTATTGGAACTTTTGCATGAAAGAAGAATGCTTACAAAAGATCTTTATGTGCTAAGACTTGGCACCCCAGCAATTTAACTAAGGAAACTAAAATGGCTACTAATTCATTAATGAAAAAATTATTAAAATCTACTAAGATTAAAGACGCAGCAATTTTTTCTGATTCAATTCTGTTCAATGAGAAAGAAATTATTCAAACCGAGGTGCCAGCAATCAATATTGCTTTATCGGGAGATGTGGATGGTGGACTGCGCCCAGGTCTTACTAGTATTGCTGGTTTTAGTAGGCACTTTAAAACTAGTTACGCCCTACTGATGGCCTCGGCATATCTCAAAAAGCATGAAGATGCTACTTTGCTTTATTATGATTCGGAATACGGAGGAGAAACAATGCTTAAGTCTTTTAACATTGATCCAACTCGTGTTCTGCATATTCCAATTATGAATATTGAAGAATTTAAATTCGATATTATGCAAAAATTGGATAATGGGAACGAAGATGGTATTAAACGTGGTGATAAAGTTTTTATTTTAGTCGACTCTATTGGAAATTTAGCATCAGTGCGCGAGGCAAAAAATGCAGTAGAAGAAAACTCTGCTCAGGACATGACGAGGGCAAAAGAATTAAAATCAGTTTGGAGACTTATCACACCTCATTTATTGACAAAGAATATTCCCATGGTCGTGGTCCAGCACGTATATGAAGAAATGAAAATGTTTGGGAAAACTATTATGAGCGGCGGCCAAGGTGGTTTGCTTTCTTCCGATAATGTTTGGATTATTGGTAGATCTCAAGATAAAGAAGGAACAGAATTATTGGGGTACAATTTTACTATCAACGTAGAAAAATCTCGGTATGTAAAAGAAAAATCAAAAATACCAATTACTGTTAGATTTGATGGCGGCATTTCTAAGTACACAGCAATTTTAGATATGGCGCTGCTCGCAGGAGAAGTAATAAAGCCCAAAAATGCTTGGTACCAATTGGTAGATAAATCAACCGGTGAACTTATTGGTAAAGCCGTAAGAGAAAAAGATACTCAGTCCGAAGAATTTCTTGGTGTGGTATTAAAACGAGATTCATTTAAAACGTGGGTTCGAGAAAAATATCAACTGGGTGCAATGCAAGGCTTACAAGAAGCAGAAGAAGAACTAGCAGCCGAATAAGATTGTACTTCCTGGGCCGGTATGTTATAATATAACATACCGGCCCTTATTAGCTTTAATACATGAAACCAGAACAATTAATCTTTTCTCAATTACTCTCTAATGAAGAATACGTAAGAAAAACGTTTCCGCACATCAAGGAAGAGTATTTTTCGTCCCCCGAGGATAAGAATCTATTTAAAATCTATACTCGGTATTTTCAGAAATACAACAAAATACCAAGCAAACAAGCAATGAGAATTGAGATTGAGAATCTCAAAGGATCAAAGTCGGTATATGATGCACTTATAAGTGTATTAGATTCTACGGAAGAATTTAAAGAAGATTTAGAATATCTGGTAGAAGAAACAGAGAAATTCTGTAAACAGCGAGCAATTTTTAATGCACTGAGAGAATCAGTTCTTATTGTAGACGGGCAGGATAAGAATAAGACTACAGATGCTATTCCTTCTATACTGCAAGAAGCACTTTCAATCTGCTTTAATACTTCGGTTGGACACGATTATATCGAAGAAGCAGATGCACGTTATGATTACTATCATTTGAATGAAGCAAGAATCCCGACTGGGTTTAAAATCTTTGATGAGATTACACGAGGTGGATTTCCTCGTAAAACTTTAAATGTTCTATTGGCGCCACCTCACGGCGGCAAATCTTTAATCATGACCAACTTTGCCGCAGGCGCACTTACCGCTGGCTATAATGTGCTGTATATAACGATGGAGATGGCCGAGTTTGAAATTGCCAAACGGATTGACGTTAACCTAATGAATGTTGATTTTGATACGCTTGAGTCGATTTCTAAACCGGTGTTTGATAACAAATTCTCTCAGGTAATTACTTCATCAAAGGGTAAACTTCGCATTAAAGAATATCCAACCGAAGGTGCGCATGCTGGACACTTCAGGGCTCTACTTGAAGAATATAAGACAAAACAAAACTTTGTCCCAGATTTAGTGATTGTTGACTATATGTCGATTTGTTTATCTGAACGACAAAAAGCAGGATCCGGAGCAAATTCTTATACTATTGTAAAAAGTATTGGCGCTGAACTTCGAGCGCTGGCTATTGTCAATAATTTTGCATGTATTTCTGCTATTCAGACAAACAGAGCAGGGATTTCAAACAGTGATGTTGG